GTTACCTTAAATGAGACAGATGATTATCAATCAGAATTTCGATCAAGCCACAAAGTCGTCATCTTTGATGATCTAGCGGCTGAAATAGTGAATCGTCAACCATCTAATCCTTGGAGAAAGGTGATTGATTTTGTCAACAATATTCGAAAAACTTCATTGAACCCAAATGTCGAAATGAAAGGTAATGTTTATATAGAACCTGATTTAGTTATTATTACAACGAATATGAATCCAGAATATATGTATCATATACAAACCTGGATGACATGCCCTAGTGCGATTTTACGTCGTATTAAAGAACATGTTTTCGTTAAAAATTTTGGCGAATGTCAGATAATCGAAGATCAAACGCGAGAGGCGCCAGATTTTACTCATAGAGGTCTTCCTGGCAATTCTACGTCACTCACTCACTTACATTCTTTTAGAATTAGAGCAGAGACGGAGATTGGTGGGGTACAAAGACTCGCTTCAATGGAAACATTAAGTCGAGACGATTATATTAAACAAGCTACATTAAGATTCGAAGAACACATGTTGGACCAAGAACAATTTGTTGAATTAGTTAATTCTGATTTTGATGATATTGAAACTAAAAGTCCTTTAAAGTGTTTTTACGATGACATGATCAAGCCAATTCTTCCTCAAAAGGTTTTTCTACCTCCAGCAATGGAGAGATATTTACCTTGGTGGAATCGAATAGCTCGATTCTTTTGTCAACCAAACAACAAAATAGCAATATGTCATACTATTCAACCTCGGATAGAAACAATTGACGTTGCAATACAACCAGTAACCAACCCTGAAATTAATATTGATGTGGATGGTGAATTAAAATCTACTTATGAAATACTTCCCTTTCTTCAAAGGGAACCTCGTTCAGATCCTTTTATGGAAGAACTAATCACAACACAACCCAAAGAATTTACTTTTTGCTTACGCGAATGGGAAAATTCTGCTGGAGTTGGTGATTTAGTTTATCTAGTTGATCTTGGGCGTGCCAAGTATTACATCGTAGTTGAAATCAAAACGTCGGATATTTCCAAAGCCTTTAAACAAGCACATAAATACGCGCGAAC